GCGCGCGACGGTGTACACGCGGCTCCAGAGGACCATGGCCGTCTGCGGTATCTGGGACAGACCGGTGAACTCCAGACGCCAGTACTGCCGCGAGATCGGCGTTACGAACGGGTAGACGCGTAGAGGTGTCCCCGTGTCGGATAGAGTTATGAAACCGACATTATACCACGCTACACCGTCGGTTGAGCGTTTGAACCATAGCGTGCCGCTCGTGATCTCGTGATAGTTGCGTAGAAACACGACGCATCCGCCGATGGTGAGTGGTTCTCCGAGATTCACATCTATATCCAGCGTACTTGTGCCGGTCGGCTTGTGGTACGTGTCCGGGTTGTTGTCGAGTACGTGCTCCGCGGGATGTCCCGTCGCCTCGGAAGTGACGTCGTGTATGTGCGCTGCGTACATGGCGCTGGACTCGTACAGCTTGGTGGCCATTACGTTATCACCTTTCCGCTCTGTTTACCGGTCTGGAATGCTTGGCGCATCGCGATACGGTTGCGCCGTGCCTCGGCGGCATCTTCGATTATGGGAACGATATCGCTCTCGACAAGATCGACGAAGTCGGCGCGCGTGACGGGGCTGTTGATGTTGATCTCAATGTGCGTCGTGCCGGAATCGATTATCTCGGTCGCGCCGCCCGTGCCGGCAGCGACCGCAGTCAGGCGCGGGAACGCCGCCGTCACTCGCGGTTGCTCAAAAAGGGCCGCCAGATTGAATTCCGCGAACTGTTTCATGAATCCCCGCTGGAAAAACATGGCCCCCCGGCGACCTTGCTCCATCATCATACGGTCGTTGGATGCCACGTCAAAAAGGGTCAACAACTTGAGTACCCCGATGACAAATTTCACCGCCATGGCGCGAAGCACCTCCTCGACAAACATTGACATGAAGTCCGCCGCCATCTGCTTGAAGATTCCGTGTGACTCCGTGCGCAGGAACTTCAGCGAGCCGATGATGTTCGTGACCATCCGCTGCACCGCGTTATGCGCCGCGCTGGCGAAAGCATATGCCGCCACATTCGCCAGCGAAAAAGATTGCTGGGCCCGTTCGCCGAGTTCCGCGATTATAGTGTTGAGACTCCGGGCCGGCTGCTCGAGGTTGAGATACGATTCGCCGAGCTTCTGCACTTCGCCTGTGAGTGCCTGAACGAGGAGCATGATACTCTGCATCGAGACACCGCTGGCCAACAATGCCTCGGCCTCACGCGCTATCTGCTGCAGACGCAGATTCTCGTATTCCTTCCAGACGCTGGCCAGTTCTCGCTTCGTATGCATACCGGCACTGAGTATCCGCTCATAAACAGCAATCTGTCTCTCGAGCAGCGCGGCCGTATCGACTTGCGGTATCAGTTCCGCAAACTCCTGCGGTAGTTGACGCTTCATCTGCTGCGCCCACTGGCGGATCGCATCCGCCTGTTCGGGCAGGGCGGCGGTCAGCGCCTTGGCCTCGGCATCTATCTGCTTGATGCGCGCCTGCTGATAGCCCTTCCAGATCGTTCGCATTTGCTGCTCAGTCTGGCTGGCGATGCCGGCCATATCGGCGTACATGCGTACGATGCTGTTGAGCGCTTGCTGCTCGGCCTCCACATCGGGCATGGCGACAACCGGTTTGGCCAGGCCGACTTCGATACCACCGGCTTGTTGTGATGCTTCGGCGAGTTCGCGCAGCCACTTCTGATGGGCCACGGCAACCTCGCGCATGGCCGCTTTGTCATATATTTCCTGCGCACTCGGGAAGACGAATTCAATGTCGAATTTCTCCCACAACCGGTGCACTTCTTTCACGGCGGCACCGAAGGCTGACACGAAATCATCCGCCGTCTTTACAGCCGTCGCCTTAAGCGGTTCGAATGCCCGCTCCAGCGGAGCCAGACTCCAGCTCGCCAGGGCCTCCGGGACGACCAGCAGCAATTTCACGAAATCCAAGACCGCCTGCGCGGCGTTGCGCAGCCCCTTGATGATGATGCCATCCAGCATGGCGGCAATCCATGTGCCGATCGTTCCCAGGGCTGTTTTCACCAGCAAAAGCAGGTTGCCGAACACGGTCTCCAGATTGATCGCGAACGTCTGTCAATCGGTGAGAGGTGGTGGCTGGAGGGCGGCACGTATCTGTTCTCCGGAATCAGCAATACGCTCTGCGGCTCCGATCATCCCCTGATCAATACTGCGGAAATGCCTGTCGATCGCACCGGTGAAAGAGCCGACGATGCTGACAACTGTTCCCACGGTTTTCGCCACGGCGTTAATGCCCGCCGCGATTGATGTAACAAAATCGACGATCTGCGTGCGATTGCGTCTGATCCAGGCAATGAGTGCACGTAAGTTATCCGTCAGGCTGGCCCCGAAACGTTCAAAAGCGTCAATCGCCACAGACTGGATCACGGATTTCAGTTCCGCAAAAGACCCTTTGACCGTTGAGCGCATAGTCTCGGCCAGTTTCTGGGACTCACCGGTAACACCGGTCAGCGTCTCCTGAAACCGCCTGATTTCCGGCAGGCGGTCCACCAGAACACCCACCGCCTTTGCCGCCCGCAATTCAAAGCGACCCATGATGGATATATTGTCCTCGCCGGCATCGCGCAGTTTCTGCAGCACGTCCACGAGATCGGAAGTCTCGTAGCCCATTTCACCGGCGACTTTCGAAGCATCCAGTATCGCCCGGGCCAGCGACGTTCCCGCCATGCTCCCCTGGATTCCAGCGTCACCCAGCGCACCGATCAAGCCCGACAGTTCCTCAATGTTATATCCGTAGGCTTTCGCAACCGGTGCCGCATATTTGAATGACTCCGCCATCTGTTCCATATTGACATTGGAGCGTGTAATCGTGCCGATGAAAACATCATTGACCCGGGTGAGTTCTTTGACGGGCAGGTTCATCGCCGTCAGCGCGTTGGATACGATGTCCGCCGAGCGCCCCAGATCAAGTCCACCCGCCGTAGCCAAATCGAGCACGCCCGGTAACGCTTCGATGGCTTCCGCCGCCTCGAAGCCAGCCATACCGAGAAATCGCAGGGCTTCGCCCGCCTGAGACGCCGTGAATTCGGTCGTCTCGCCCATACGCTTGGCGATGCCAGTCAGGTTTTCCATCTCTGTGGCTGTGGCACGCATGACGCCACCGACCGTGGCCATCGTATACTGGAAATCAGCACCGATTGTCACGATTCGCTTAAGGGCACCGACAATCGCCACACCGCCGAATGCGATGCCCAAAAATGCACCGAACCTGGCCGCCGACGCGCGGATACCCGCGAAGGATGACTTCGCACTGGCCTCGAGTCCGGTGAACGTAGCGCGAGCGCGAGCCGCACCCATCTCGAGATCTCTCGCATTAAGCCCCAGTTGGGCCGTGAGGGTACCTATGTTAGCCAATTACGTACGTCCTCCGTCTGCTATCTGTTTCATCAGGCCACGACGCCGCGCAACTTCGTAGGCTTTTCTGAGCACCGCTGCCATCTCATCAGGCGATTGCGACCGCCGCTCGGGTTTAGGCTCGGGCGGCATAAAGTCCTCCGGCCTGTAAGCCCGACCGCGTTTGCCCCGGTGCGCATTGGCAACCGTGGCCGCGATGAGCCCCGTACGCCAGTACGCCGCCCGTTCGCCGAACGGTTCCAAGCTGTAATACGCGAGCCATTCTGCTATCTGCCGACTATCAAGCCGCGCCAGGAGTTCATCCGGATGCGCGTAGCCGAGGGCCAGAGCTAAGCGGAAGTAGAACCGTCGCTCTGGCCTGTTGGTAAATCCGCCGTCAACTCCTCAATGTCTTTCTGGCGCAAGCCCGAAAGGCGCTGCGCGACGGCAAATACTCGATCAAGCGCCACGCCGGACTTGTTGCCCAGTTCGTCGATGTCAGCCCGCGTGAACAGCGGGGCACCCGCGGCATCCACAATTGACCGCACCACTAATTTCGCCCGCACACCCCGGTAATCCCCGCGCCGGCCAGCCGCGAGCAACTCGGTCTCGAACTCGTCGCGTTCCGTACCCGTTAGTCCGCGCACCATGACCTTGCCGCCCCACTCCGGGACTTCAACTTCCTCCATGCGCCGATCATCAGCCTGGAGGATTTGTTCCTTGGTTAGGATTTCGGCCATTACATTCTCCTTACGATGTCATTGATACGGCGCCGGTGATCTTGATCGTCACGTCGACGGTCACGGCATCATCCGTCGGGATGGTCAACGGCAAGCTCGTCACATAGCCTGCAAACTCGAATGTCGTCGCACCCGTATCGGCCAGCACCACTTGGTAATTGTGCGAATCGTCACTGCTGTAGTCGGCGAACAGATCGTCGTAACCAGCCAGCGTGAAGTTCATCGTGAACGTCAACTCGCCGCCGTCGCGGAAACCGGTGATAAATTCCCGATAACCGCCAGTCGAATCAAGGTTCGTCACATCGATAAAGTCCCGCGTCATCCCCGGACCGGTGATGTTGCGCACCTCGGCGATAGCGTTAAACTCTTCGGCCGACGTGCCATCGCCACGCTTGAACGATGTGCCGACACCTGCAATTGCGTCACTCATGTGTGTTTCTCCTACGCATTAGTTCTATGCATCCTGAAATTGGCCGTCAGAATCGGCCGGTGATTGTCATCGTGCGGCAGGTTGAAAATATCGCCCTGCTGCCAGATAGCTATGTATCTCGTGCTGTTGACTGTCTCGTTAGTTGTCCCGTGGAGCACGTTACGAATATCCTCCATTAAGGCGTAAGCAGCGACGAGCTCACCCTTATCGCCGCGTACACGCACCTGCGTTGTCGGTCGGTCATACCTGAAATTCGCCTCGGGATCGAACCCACCAGTATCATAGATGCAGACACACTGGTCGGGTGTGGTCGGCATTTCGCTGACAAACAGGTCCGTGCCGAACGTCAGGGCCAGCGATGACGCGGCCGCCAATAAATCCTTTATGTCATGGCTCGGAGCATTCACTGCTGTGCCCTTTGCTTGATGATCGTGACAACATTCGCGGCGTTACGTTTGAGTGCCTCCTCCAGGAACTTCGCCTGGGTCGGAGACTTGTGGGCCAGTTCGAGGCGCTCGTGAACGTACACGGCATAAGCGGCGGTATATCCTATCTCGGCGACCGGACCACTGGGACCGTCAAGCATTTCGACGTATGCGCTTTGCCGAAGATTGCCTATATCAATGGGTGTCAACGGAAGTGCATCCGCCTTGATCTTCAGCGCCGCCTCCCATAGTCCTGCTTTGGTGCGAGTCCTGATGGCGGCAATCTGGCGGTGCATATTGCGGATCACCCGGTCGGTCCCGGCTATGCGCATCGGTCCCCTTACAGCCATGCCTTCCTCACAAACTTGCCGGCCGCTATGTCCGGTATCTTTTCAAAACCCGCAATCTCATAGGCCGTCGCAATGCTCAGCGGGTCACCCTCTTCGGCAGATGACAGATCTGTCAGCTCGCCCAAGTAGAGATAACCGCCCAAATCCACGTCGCTCTTAACAAACACAACCGCCCGCGACCGTTTTTCCTGTCCGGCCGCATCAATAAACAAATTCTGGCGCCCTTCCCAGCGAACATCAATCTCAACGGCATCATCGAAGGTGCGCCCGCCGTAGCCGTCATTCTGCGGGTTGCCCCAGTAGACGGCCGTCTGCCTGAGCTGACCGCTGAGAAATGTCGAACGACCCGTCATATGATCGTCTCCACCTTGGCCGGTCGCATGGCCTTGGCCGCCGCGGCGATCAATCCCTTGTGCTCAAGCACCATCACCTGCTGGCCGTAGGGACTGAAATTCAGCCCCATATCGGACTTGCCGTGATAGGTCGCATCGGCATCGCCGATTTTCTCCTTGGAAACACGTGGGTCCCGGACCGCCACAAAGTGCGCCGCCAGCCAGCGCTCAATTTCGCGCAGGGTCGCGGCATTGTAATTCTCGTTCGTGAGCAGATCAGTAACCAGTCGATTGGCCGCCCGCAGGAACGGCGTCACCTGTTCCTCCGTCAGCGTAGTATCGATGATCTCCTTGACCTCAATCTCTGTCGCTCTGTACGCCATATCATACCCTCGCTAATCCGTTTTTCCACAGCCGGGGACTTATGAAATCGGTGACGGCCTCAGGATTCCACGTTAGGCCGCACCAGCTCATTAAGCGCTCGGCCACGGTCAGGTCGCCGTCCACCAAATCTTCCGGCCAGACTTCAAGCAGTTGGAACCCCGCCGCTTTCATTTCGTCGAAGCGCCGCTTATGCTCATCAATCCAGGCCTGCCAGTCGCCGGTCGTTCGATATGCCCGCATGAACCCGGTACGCAGACACGAGTTGATAATATCCTTGTCCTTTCGACGCACCAGCACCCACTTGGCGCCCGGGAATGCCGCGTCCCATATCTGCCACATGAGACAAATCTTGGCGCCTTTATAGAACCACGGACCGCTGGCGTAACCCTCGCCGCGCATAATCGAGATTATCTTGTCCCGCCAGTGCGATCCGTGTGCAAGTGCATACCGCCGACAAGACTCAATGTCCGGCAGGGGGTCCTGTCCCATGGCGTCGGCCCCAATACTGCGCAGAAACGGTTTGACGATCACGTTGCGGATAGCGGCGTTTTCGAACATACCCTTCTGGTTGTAACGCGTCGCGCCGGATAGTTTACCTCCGAAGGCTCCGCAGTGGCTGATGATCCCGGCCACCAGCGACGTGCCCGAGCGGGCGCATCCCGTTATCAGAATAGGGGATGTCACGTTCGTCATCGTAAAAGCAATTCCTCCTCGGTCGGCACCTCATAAACACTGTCCGGCCATTTTGTGCCGCCCGACATATAGATGAGAATGGAGCGGCGGAATAACGCCCGCGCTTGATCACGCCATTCTCTTTTGGGCGACACGCACGCCACGATGACCGTCGCCCCTTCTTCTTCGAGCAAGGCCGCGAACGTCGCTATCCGCATAATGTTTTTCTCACGCCCTTCATCAGTGAAGTCGACATCGGGAAAGTGGCATCGCATGACGTCGCCGTCGAGAACGATGGCTCTGACGTATGTCGTTTCCAGTTTGCGGGCGAGCGACGTCTTGCCGGCCCCCGATAGACCGGTTATCCAGATGACCATCACGTTGCCCCGCTGGTTACATCGGGCGTCGCGGTTACCGGGGAATAATCTGCCGTGATCTCGACCGCATCTGACGTTACCGTATGCACGATTGGTTTCTTAAGCCGGCCGCCCTCGGTTCTGCGCTCGATATCCGAATCATCATACGCCACGTACATCTCCTCGATCATCTCGCTGGCCTCGTAGACGCGAAACTCGTGCCATTCACCGGGAGCGATGACGAATTGTTCGCCCGGCGTGAGCACAACCTCACCGTACTGCGTGGCGATTCCAATGCGGCCCCGCAGCACGACGAACAGATTATACTTCGCGCCATGGCGGTGCCACGAGCAGCGCGTCCCGGCTCTGAGCCGCAGATAGCTGGTCGCGTGTGTTGAGTCTTCGCGTATGATCCACCGTTCACCCCATATCTTATGTTCGCGACGCATGGTTAGCCTCTTGCGTTCGTGGTTTACGCCCTATTTGTATGACCGTATATCGTTTGCTGCGCTGAATGTAACCGTGCGGGTCCACGACGACGGAACCGCCTGGAAAGGTAAGGTCTTCATAGCGTTGGTGGCGGCAGCCGATGAGAAAGACGGCTGGTTTCTTGAGCACTTCATCTTCGGGTGCCACTGACTCCCCGCCTACATTCTCATCAGCATAAAGGCAGAGATGTCCTTTTTCGGCCAGCAGATTGCCTACTAATATGGCCGGACTGCCCTCAAGCAGATTCGTGCCCGGTTTGAACGCCTTGCCCAGAATGACGATCGGTAGCCGATGCCGTTCGGCCTGTTCGATCAGCAGTTCCGCCAACCACTCAGCGTGCCGCTCCCGGCTCTTGATGGCGGCGCCGAACAGATCATAGCTTAATCTGAGTTCCTGGGCCAACCAACTCATGGCGATGTTGTCGCGCGGGTGACATCCGCCACCATCCCCCATACCCGGGTTCATGTACGCCGGCGACACCAGTCGCTGGTCGGCCTTTTTCAGTGCGCGCACAATGTCGTGGCAGTCGCCGTCTAACTTGTGGCATATCTCGGCAATCGTGTTCACGAAGTCGATCTTCAGCGTGATGAACGTGTTGTATGCGACCTTCGCAAGCTCGGCGGATTCGATCGACATTGCCTCAATGGGCGCGTTTGTGATCGTGCGGTAAAACGTGGACAACAATTCCGCATCTTCTTCATTGCTGCTGCCCACGAGTACAAATTCCGGATTCAGAAAGTCCGGCATGACCGTGCCCATGGCGATGAATGACGGATTATAGGCAAGCCGCAACTTACTTAAGGCCAGCAAGGGCTCCAGTTTGCGTCGACAGGTGCCGGGCAGCACGGTCGACACGATCGCCACGAGACATTGATGATTCTGTCGGGCGGCGGAATCCGCGATCTGTCTCACGGCGGCGGCAAGATATGTGTAATCAAAATCCTGACGGGTCTCCGGTAGCCGCTGCACACCCTCATACATCGGATGGTGCGGGGTCTGGACGGCGACGAACAGAATCTCCGAGTGCTTGACCACTTCGTCCAGAGAACCAAACTTCAACGTGCTCACGGCCAGGTAGTCATTGAAGGTTTTGTCGTCCGGAGTGAGACCGGTCTCTTGATATACGACCGGATTCTTGTTCATGCGCGACGGCTCACAGTCGTAGCCCAACACGTCGTGATCTTTCAGGGCAATCGTTACCGCTGTCGGGAGTCCGAGCTTGCCCAGGCCTACAAATCCAATTCTCATGCGATAAGCCCTTCTTGCCGTAACATCTCCATCAACGTGAAATCGGCTGCATTATGTTTTCTGAGCCATTGGCGACATTCTTCCGGTAAATCCTTAACCGCCGGCTGTGAGGGTAGCACATTGACCGGTCGAACCCCTGTCGGCGGTACGCCAAAGACATTACTGAAAACAGCTATGAATTGTGAATAGCGATCAGTATGTCCAATAAGCCGAAACTGTCGGGCGTTGCGGATAGCCTCATGAATCCGGCCATCTCCCCCGCCGAACATTCGAGTAATCATATTGAGGCCGCATTCGCGACGGTAGGTTTTGCCGTTTCGCCCAAAGTGATGACGCGACCAATCGTGATTATTCGTTATGTCCCATATGTTTAACCCGACGTATTCTGGGTGTTGCCTCTCAACTTTCAGATAAAAGTGTGAGATAATCCGACGAATAGGATTGCGCACGATGGTCACCCAATCCAATGACGACAGCCTTGGATCATAAGACATATGAGCTATGTAGCATCGCACTCCCTGCCTTCTTGCATCAGCTAATTGTCCGTGGCGCCGCCCAAAGACCGGCCCCGGCCCGTGCACAACATCGCGACCGTACACCTCTTCCGCGAACTTGAGGAACGTCGAACCACCGGTTCGGGGAATATGCATGAAGGCGATCATTTGCCCTCCGTGATCATCAGCTGTCGCAACTTGTTGACATCGTGTTGTCGCTGGTCGGCCGTGCGTTCAAACATGCGCTGATCCTGATGCCGTTTGGACACTGCCGCCGAACCCTCTCTGTGGCGCCGATAAGTGGCATCATACTTCGCCTTGTGGCACGTAAAGTGTCGGTGTTCAATCAGGACGTGATCTATATGAAACAAGCGATCCAGTCTGCGGCCGACATCCCAGACCCACGTATCGTGCCACAGAAAATGGAAACATTCTGGTGCCAGATAGCCGAGGCACTCGTACCACGCACGCGAGACGTATGGAAAGCAGCACTTGGTGCGCGATTGTGATCGGCCATCGTTCGCCCATGCATCGTTCGCCCATGCCACGAAGATACCATCGGATGGCAGCGGTGCTTCCTGCAATAAGCGATCCCACTCGGGCGTGTGGAAGACGAGATCGTCGTTGGCCATGAACAGATAATCTCCCCGGCAGTCGGCAGCGAGTTTGTTCCACGCCTTGCCGACACTTAGCGGGGGATCGACATGCCAATCGACTTTACATACCCCGTTGATTTTGCCACTGTACTTGTCCCATGTCGGATCGTCATCGTCGAGGTACGCAAATATCTCGAAGTCCCCGACGCCATGTTCATGGGCCGATTCTACCATGCGCTGAAATAACTCAGGCCGACCACGCGTCGGGCACAAAAGGCTGATCATGGCGCCTCCATCACAAGATAGTCTTGGAATCCGGGATCTGTTTTGATTGGTGCACGAAGGTTCTTAACGGGAACGCTGTAGCCCACACTGCTGAGCCACN